CTAGCTTATTCGCTAGTAGAAAAATTAATTTCTACTGGAACGCTACGTTTGATAACGTAATTGCATCAACGTAATCCGCCGCATTACCTAAAGAACTTGCTGTGTTAGTAAGTTCGATGTAACCATATCTTGTCATAAATGACACTACTGGTTCAAATGTAGCTGGGTCCATTACTGGGCCTGTGCTCATTAAAGGAATGTATGGGCAATAGAATGCAGGTGCATCAGTTTCGCTTGAACCTTTGTAACCAACAAGAACTTTAGTTCCGTCAGCCGCATAACTGTCAACAAAAACTTTAATAGAACCGTTTAGTGTTCCAGCAAGTTTTGTGTTAGTAGGAGCTTCAAAAGATCCTTCAGTTGTTCTAGCAAAAGTTGAAGTAGATGCTGATTGTAATATTGTAAGTGCTTCTGGTGAAACAACAATATAGTTACCAGCGCCACGTCTTGTTCTTGCCGCGATTCTGTTTGCCGCTCTGTTGATCTCAATAGCCAATACTGCGTGCCTGTCACCGACGTAAGTCTGTGTTCCAGTTACGGAGTTAAAGTCTAAAGTAGTTCCTGCACCAGCTAATGTTCTTAAAGAACCAATAATTTCTTGGTCAATTTCAACAACAATTTCTTGTGCTAGAGCCTGCATAATTTCTGCTTCAACATCTAGACCATGCATAGATTCGGCATCTTGAGCTGACTCAAATGTCCATCTTGCACTTAAACGTCTAGTTTTAGCTTCAACAGTTTGCTTTAAGATTTGAATTGATAATTTCTTACCAGCTGTTCCTTCTGAGGAAGCAGTTGCATCTGGGTTACCAGAATATGCATTCGCAATCTTAAATGGGCTTAATGCCTCATCACCAGGGTTCACGCCAGTTGCACTTTCGGCATAACGTGTTCTTAGTGTATGGATTTGGCCTACTGGGCCACTCATTGGTTGTACACCTACGAGTTCGTTAGCAATGACTGAAGGCATAACCCTTCTAATCAAAGGTAACATTACTTTGTTTAAAGTTGCAACGTTGCCAGCCTGAGTAGCACCACTTGTTGCTGATTCTTGTAAATACCTTTTAGTATTTTCGAGAACAACATCTAGTGAACTTTTTCGAGAACCGTTAAGTCCTTCTAAAAGTGCGTCCTTGGTTGCTGACCAGTTGCTTTCAAATAATTCTGCCATTGTTTTCTCCTAATTTGAAAGTCCGGCTAATTTACGAATATTCTCAATTTCGACAATATCCTGTTCATCTTCAGCTGAAGGCTGAACGTTTTTATCACCAGTGTGTTCTGATGTCACTGATTCATTTAATGGTTTTCTTGATTCTTTAGATAGTGATTCGCCGTCTAAAACACTCGGAAGGTATTTATTAAATTGCTTCTCTAGGTTTTCTGTTTTAACACTCTCTAAAAGATCGACCATAATTTCTTTCTTGCTTTTGGCTAAAGGTTTAAGCAATGAGTCCATAGTCTCTTTACGAGAATACTTGTCATTAGCTACATTCAATTTTGATTCAACTAACTTAGTTGCGTCTGCGTTAGCTTCTGCGGCTTTGTTTGCTTCTTCTAATTGCTCTTTAACTTCTGCTATTGTTTTTTCCAAATCTTTTACATCTGAGGTTTCATTCAAATAACTTGAACGATATTCATTTGCAAAGGATTCAAAGATTCTGCGACCGAAATCGTTTTCTCTTGCGGCTGTGATGTCATCACGGAACTGTTTAACATTCTCTGTTACGATAGTGTTTACAGTTGCCTCGACTTTGTCAGCGGCACGTTTGATAAAGTCTCTTTTGGCTTCTGAAAGTGCTCTTTTACCTGCAGTTACCATTTTAACTTTTTGTTCTACTAGTGCTTGTTTGTCTTCGTGGAATTCTTTAAGCTCTCCACTTAGTTGTTCAACAACAAAATCATCAAGTTTAGAAACATGTTCGCCCACTTGGGTTCTTTCATTTCTAAGTTCTTTAACTTCTTTTGCTAGTTGTTCTGCAACAAACTTCTCTAATTTCTTAGAATGTTCGCCAACAGCCTTTTTGTAAGCAACTCGTTCCTCAGCAACGGCTTGTTTATCTTGGGCAAGTTCAATCATTTCTGCTTCAACTCTTTCTTTGATAAATCCGTCAACTGCTTCAACAATAAGACCTTTGTCATGCTCATATCTTTGAGCAAACTCTTCTCTTAATTCTGCTGTAAGTTCCTCACGGGCTTCCGATAGACGACTTTCCCACGCCTCAACGATTGATGAACGAATTTCTTCATTCAAATCACTTGATTCGATTAAGTCTTCAAATTTTTCTGCCATAGTAGTCTCCTACCTCAATTTTAAATCATTAATAAAATTAATGATACTTTTATCTAGGTGCATTTGTGCACCAGGTTGTTTACCGTGTGTATAGTCTCTGGCGATATCATAAATCATGCTACCACCCTGCATATTAAACAAAGACTCATAAATGGTCTTTGGATAGGCGTCTGGGGCACTTGGTTGTGCAACAATATCGACGGTAACGATATCAAAATCAGACACACGACCTGATTCATTAACGTTTCCACTTCCTCTACTGCTGACACCTAACTTAGCGCCTGCTTTTAATAAAGCTCTTGCTATGTTCCCCATTGGTGTATCAATAACTTTTAACTTACCTAGTCCATCCGAACCATCACATTGCATTTCTGTAATGATATGGCTCACACGGTCTAAGTTGATTTGTAACTCTTCTGGATGATCTAACTCACCCATTACAGTTTCACCAGTTGTAAGTCTTTTTGTTACGTTTTCCACAGCACGTTTAATTTCATCTTTAGGATATACTCTTCCATTTTGATTTTTTACATCGCCTTGAATGAATAATCCAGCCATAAACAAGTCTTTGCCATCTTCTGATTCAAGTAATTGAATCTTGGATGCTTCTGGGCTCATGTATTCGTATAATTTACGCACTATTTCTTCCTTTACAAAAAGTTAGTTAAGCCTTTGCAGGTTTAACGTTTAAGTTATCAGGCGAATTGTTAGCTTTAACAGGTGCGCCTTTGTTTCCATCTCCACCATCAGTTGCTTTAACAGGGTTACCTGCGCCAGTTACTTTGGTTTCTTTTGGTTTCTTTGTGAATGGTGATTCGTTGTTATCTGCGTCTCCGCCTTTAGGGTCTGCAACTTTATCGGATAACTTAGTTGCTTCTTCAACAACTTCGTCTTCGTCTTTGTCTGCTTCGTCTAAATCATATTCAACTGCTTCTTCTTGTGGCTCTTCGTCGGACATCATATCCATTACTTCATCTTCCACTTCTTCAGCATCGTCACCTTCAGATCCTTCGTCATCGCCCATTAGTTTTTCAAATTCTGCTCTAAGGTCTTCTAGTTCTGATTCAAGTTCGTCGACTTTGTCTTCTAACTCTTCCTCTTCGCCTTCTTCCTCTGCATCCATACCAATTTCGTCTGATTCGATTTCGTCATCTGATGTCATTACATCTTGTACAAAATCCGCTTCAGGGTCTGCTATATCAATTTCTTCTTCAACTGCTTCTTCTTCAGTTTCCACAGTTTCTTCAACTGCTTCTTCATCTTCGTCTGCTGTTTCTTCTAGGTTTTTGTCTTCTACTTCATCAGTTTTTTCAACTTCTGATTCGTCTAAGATACGTTCGTATTCCTTACGAGCTGTTTCTACGACGTACTCGTGTAGTAGCTCTTCGGCTCGATCGTTATCTTCGGCTAGCAAAAATTCTAAAACTTGTTCTAGTTTACTGCGTTCTGACATTATGAGCTCCTATAATATTTATATTCATAACACCCAAT